GAGGGAAGGGGGGCAACACAATCTCTCTAAATTTATAATATTATTTTTTATGTACCGGTACCTTATATAAACGGGTACCTAAGGATATTAGTACCTAATATCTAGGATAAGACAATAGGTTATTAGAGATAAAGAGTAATAGGCTATTGTCACATTTGTAAATAATCGCTTTTCTATGTAATCATACTATGTATGAACTCATCACCAATAAAGCTAAAACAAAAACTATCGTCGAAAGCATCTGCTGCAAAGAAAAAGAGGGATATAGAATATGCTAAATCTCCAGCAAGAAAACGTAAGAAAGCAGAGAATCAACGCATCGGCCAAAGATCAGATAGCGATTTACACCATAAATCTGATGGTAGTGTTGTTAGGATGAGTACAAAAAATAATAGAAACGTGTGGAAACACGGTGAAAGAACTTAAACGAATAGATATGCCATGGAATGAAGACGGAACTAGGAAGCGCAGTGCGTTTTATATGAAATATCAAGGAAAAAAGAAGAGTGCATTTCCTTTTGGAGGTGGCGCTGTCACTAATAGTCTCCCAACACCCAATAATGATATAGCTAGACAATCGATGCGAAATGTTGAAGAGACATCACAAATAACTAATCAATCTTGGATGGGTGGAGATTGGTGGAATAAACGAGATTAAACAAATAATTATGACAAAAACACCGTTTAAGATGAAAGGATTTTCGGGATTTAAATCACCTGTAAAACAACGTGACACTAGTTTGACTGGTGGAATAGAGGAGAATGTCATACATGGAGGTCAAGTTTCGTTTTTGAATCCTCAATATACACCAGGACATCAAAGAGGGGGAAGTGATAATAAAGAGGCACCCAAAAAGAAGAAAGCGTGGGATTACGTATACTAAATATAAACAAAAATTATAGCAAGAAACTAAAACAAATAATATGAGCGTACCATTTAAGATGAAAGGATGGAGTCCTTTTACAGCAACTGATAGAAATAGATCAAGATCACAATACAAAGCTCCTGGATTTTTCGCTTCTAGTAGAAAGAAAAGATCGTGGGTGATGGGTCATGAATTGAAAAGCCAACATGAAGCAGATAGAAAAGATATTGTTGAAAGTGTAAATGACATGAGTAAGAAAGAAATTCGACAGTACATTAGAGATCAGAAAAAACATAATTCTTACCGTAGATAAAACATAGGGAAAACTCTATACAACAAATAAAACAAAAACTATGTCAGGAACACCATTTAAAATGAAGCCGTTCAATCCAAAAGACGTTAAGACAGATTAAAAAATAATATAGGGAAAGACCCTATACCGCAAATAACCTAAAAAACCAAAAAACAATGACTTATTTGTATTACAAGAGTACGTCAAGTACGTACGCCCAAAAACCGAATGAAAAAACTATTGAGCAGTGGACACACCTCGCAGAGAAAAAAAACTGGAGGATAACCCAATTACCCAATGGATTTTACCAAACGGAGTGCCAAAACCCTGATAATGAAAAGGATTGGCACGATGTAACCAGACGAGAAACCATAGAAGGTGCTGAAGCAGCAATTAACGGAAGCATCGACCATTTCTCGAAAAAGTTAGAGGCTATCAAAGGCCCGAAAGTAGTGAAAACATTTGAATAAACAAAAGAAGGGGAGAGCAACCTCTCCTCTCTTTTTAAAAAAATAACTCATAGTGGCGAAAAAGCATTTGATAAAAGATAAAAAAGGAAATGTGGTGAAAGTGCTACCTTGGCCGTGGGATGAGGATGATAGCGACCGCCCAATAGATGACAGTGATGACCCAAGTGGCGGCGGAGGGTTTAGTGGTGGTGGTGGAGCGCCTCCACCGACTTTAGTTCCTGGGGAAGCAATTTGGTTATTTATGCCTGCTGTCGATTTAATCACGGGGGCGATTAATCTAAACCCAAATAATCCTATAGGACCAGTCAGCATGTTTGGGGTAGAAAATAATAATTGGTGTTTTCCAAATGGAAGTTGCGCTTTAAATCTTGAGCCTAACCTGCGTTGTTGTGGTTGTCAGTTTCCAAATTTTAATAATTATCCGCCGTGTGGTTCTCCAACTACAGTTTCTGGATGTCCTGGTACTTTCAATGGTGGTGGTGGATCTTTTTCTGGACTTAATTATTGCAGTTGGAATCAAATTGGTTGGCCGTTTAGCACTGTAACTATTAAAGCTAGAATATACACTGAAACCGTAGGTCAACTTGCTCACTGTTTAAATGTGGGTTCGTTAGATGTAAGGTGGAATACACAATCATCTCATTATGGAGCTAACCATGTTCAACCAACTATATCGGGTGGACACGGAACGTTTTCTAACCTTCAAACTCCTACATGGACACAACCGGCTAACCCTGGAGGTGGTCCATATAGTGGAGACGCTGTAGATTTTGAAATAACACACACGGGCATGCATGATAGTGGTTTCCCACATACACCAGCCCCAAACTGTGGATATTGTAACGAGCCAGATCCAGCAGGTAATCAGAGTATTATAATTGAAGGCATATTTACCACTGGGCAGCAAATGGTGGAAATATTGGAAGTAATATACAGTACACCAGGGGGTAATCATACTTTTAATCCATACCAAAACGCTTGGACCCACCCACCGGTTACTACTAATTTTCCTCCAATACAGCCTAATAATATGTATAGGGCTGGTATTAACTTTTTTTACAATAGTCTTACTAACACCGTACTTTATAACAGCCCTTGCACTTCTCCACTAACCCCTATTTTTAACAGTTGGCCGTATGGGTTTAGAACTGATTGGGAGCACGATCCAAATGATCCTGATAAAACGTTGTCAACAGCAAATACCCTTACATACCCGTTTATAAGTGGAGTACTTAATACAACTACGTGTGTTCACGATGGGATGCAACCTATTGCTTTAGGAGCACCCGCTACTGTACAAGATTTAGATAACGAAGCAACTTGTAATCTTTCAGGGGCTTGGCCGACGAATCCAAATTGGTACCCCCATATGCAAGCAAAACAGGATGCAAATATTATCCATCCAAATCAATCTACTTTTTGTGAGTGGGCTAGAGATTGGATAAATGGTGGGAGCGTACCGAATAGTTTTGATCAAAGAGCGGTAGCGTGGGGATATACAACGCAAGATTTAGAGAATTTAGCGACTGATTGTGGGTGTTGTGATACTTTAGGAGTTGCTACTGTCCCCAATCACGATCCAGCAGGTAATTTGTTACCTATTGCTGGAGATAGCCCAAGTGGTTTGGCACCTCATTTAGGTGTACTTGCAGATTGGATACACCCATAAAATATAACAAATTAAATTAAATTAAATTAAATTAAAAACATGGAATACAACTTACCTAGTGAGATTGTCAAGGATTTAAACTTTGGTAATAACGCTAAACAAAGAATAATATATGGAGTAGACAAATTAACACAAGCTGTTAAATCTACTTTAGGTGCATCAGGTAAATGTGTAATTTACGAAGATGCCCGAGGGAAACCGGTCATAACAAAAGACGGTGTAACAGTAGCAGAGTCTGTTGTCTTATTTGATCCGGTTGAAAACATAGGGGCTACGCTTATTAAAGAAGCGGCTCGAAACACGGTACGGGAGGCCGGGGATGGTACTACTACTGCCACTGTTATAGCTGAAGCGCTGATAAAAGAAGTTGACAAACAAGGAGAGGGAACGTCTATCAGGGAAATTAAAGAAGGTATTAACTCTGGACTTGAAAAAGTTAATGAATATCTTGAAAAAGTCTCTGTTAATATTGAGGGTGATATGCTAGAGTCTGTTAGTTCTATTAGTTCTAACAATGATATTGCTCTTGGTAAAATTATTGCAGAGGCTTACAAGGAAGTAGGGAAGGATGGGGTTGTTTTAATGGAAGAATCAGAGACAGAAAAGACCTATGTTGAACTAGTTGACGGTGTTCAGATGGATGTTGGACTTACATCTCCGCACTTTACTACAGATACAGAAAAACAACGCGCGATATTGGAAGACCCACTAGTCTTAATTATTGCATCGGAGATTCCTAATGTAAGAAAAATACAAAAGATCTTAGAATTTGTTATAAAGAACAAAAAACCGCTTTTAATAGTTGCTCCGGTTGACCAACAAGTAAAAGCGGCACTTTTAATGAACAAGGTCAAGGGTAATATCAAGGTAAATGTAATTGACCTTCCGGGTTTTGGCCCAACAAAGCTAGATACTATAGAAGATTTAGCACTTTTGACCGGGGCTAAGGTGATAAATGAGGAACTTGGTGATGATTTAGACCTAGTTGACGTAGATTGCTTAGGAAAAGTGGAAAAAAGTGTTACAGATGACAAAAATACTGTAATTACTACTTATGACGTTGCTGATAGTCTTGATGAGAGAATAAAAGAAGTTAAAAAAGCTATCAAAAAAGAGAAGAATGGATTTTTAAAGAAGAAACAAGAGGATAGATTAGCAATGTTGACAGGTTCTGTTGGAATTGTAAAAGTTGGTGCTAATTCTAAAGTTGAACTCAAAGAAAAAAAAGATAGAGCAGAGGATGCTATCTACGCTACAAAAGCGGCTTTGAAAGAAGGTATCGTCCCAGGTGGTGGAGTTGCCCTGCTCAATGCTTCAGATAATATATCCGTTAAAACAGTGGGTGAAAAGATACTAATGGAAGCTATTAAAGCTCCTTACAATGTTATCTTAGAAAATGCTGGTATAGAGAATGTAGACTTACCAAGAGAAGATGGATATGGTATCGATGTTATAAGTGGTAACGGTGTAGATATGATAGAGCGTGGAATTATAGATCCACTACTCGTTACTAAGTCTGCTTTAAAAAATGCTGTAAGTGTAGTATCAACGATTATATCAGCTGATTGTGTAATTTCAAATATGAGGACGAATGAAAGCAATTAATCACTATATAATTATAGAAAAAATAAAAGAGGGACCTAAAAAAGTTGGTGGTTTAATTATGACAGACGAAACCGATGTTGACAATAGGTACTTAAAAGCAAATATAATTTCTACAGGAAACCTCGTAGAAGGATTAAAAGATGGAGATATAATATATTACGATAAACATGCGGGACACGCAATATCGTGGAAAGACACATTATACCATGTAATCCGTTCACAAGACGTTGTTTTAGTAGAATAAATTAAACCTAAACCACAAACCAAAACCCTTAAACTCAAAACAACAAACAAATTATTAATTTAAAAAACAAAAAGAAATGATTTTTAAAATCACAACAATCACAACATCTGCTGACACAGCTATTGAAACCACGCTAGATATGCGTAATTTTTATGCGCTTTTAAATGCTGCAAGCACTCTTACTTGTACTTATACTTCAGGTAATGTTGTTGCGGGAAAAACAGTAGTGTTTACTTGCACTGGTGCAACTGGTGCAGAAACACAATTAAATGTAAACCGTTTACAAGCTTGGTTTGGTAACTTGATGGCTAAAAGTATGTTAAATGGTTCAATGGTAACAGGAATTTATATCATGAACCTAGCATCTATAGTTGCTGACGCTGGTTTAACGTATACTGGAGCAACGACTTCACCGTTAACTACAACTGTTGTTAATAGCTAATAACAATTGAGACTAACCGCGCAGGATCTGCGTGAATTAAATATCCTTAAGTATTACAGGCTCACTAGAAAGTGGGTCTGTAAGACTTACGGGATTAAAGATGCAGACTTAGAACTTTTAATTTATTTAGATTGTAAAGGAAGATTTACACGAAAAGATTTCATGGATGGCGTTTATACTTATTCATGGGATAAAGCAAGATGGGAGAGACTAAGAAAAGGTGGTTGGATAGATACTTGGAGACATCGCAATAGAACTACTATAATGTACTCTGTATTTAAAACATCTTGGAAATGCTCTCAAATGATAAGTAGGATATATAGAATCCTATTAGGTGAGGAAGACTTACCCACTTCAGAAAGAAGTGTATTCTATAAGAATAAATCATATTCAGATAAAGTTTATAATAAAGCTATAGATGATATGATTAAAGATAAAGACAGGTAATGGGGTTTAAACTAGGAACAGAAAGAGGTTTAGAAGCTACTGGCGGTGAAATCAGGAATAAAATGCGATTTCATCAAGAAGCTGGTGGAGACGCGTCTGTACCTGGAACACCTGTTATTAGAACAAATTTAGAAGAAGGAGTTTTAGGGGAGGCTAATATGGATGGAAGTATCTACGTTAACGATATGATAATACCTGGTAGTTCTGAAGAAAGGAAAGTGGTTAATCACGAAATGCGACACGCTACTGATATAAAAATAGGTAAGTTAGAATATGGAGATTACCATGTTAAGTGGAATGGAGAAACGTTTGAAAGAAGAAATATAATGGGTATGGATATGATAAAAGTAGATGGAGAATGGAAAGAAGCTGGTGATGGTGATTTTCCATGGGAAAATGAAGCAAATAATGGAAATTAATTTAAATGAGTATATTAAGTAAAATATTTTCAAGTGGAGCAACAGAACTTATAAAAGGAGTAGGTGGAGTAATAGATAACTTACACACATCGAAAGAAGAAAAGTTAGCCGCTGAATTAAAAGTAAAAGAATTAATTTCTAACTACGAAGTAGAAATGGAGAAACAAATAACTGATCGTTGGAAAGCAGATATGCAATCTGACTCTTGGTTAGCGAAAAACATAAGACCACTAACTTTAGGATTTTTAGTTATGTCTACAGTGTTAATGATATTTATTGACGCTGGAGTTATATCTTTTAACGTTGAGGCAAAATGGACAGACTTATTACAATTAGTATTAATAACCGTGATCGGTGCCTATTTTGGTGGTAGATCACTAGAAAAAGTAAAAAAATAAAAATATGAATTCAACACAAACAAGTTATGGCTTTGGACAATTTGGTAGTGCATTTATCGATGACCACGAAACCATTTTTCTACCACCACACGAGTTGGTTGTTGTAGGAATACAAATAGTAACCGAAGCCGCATTCGCAGATTTAATAGCTGAAACGAAATCAACACCACTTATTGGTGACGCTGCTGGTGGTGGCACGAGTTCAACGCATGTTAATAGAGGAAAAGAATACTTCGGTACTCAATATGCTGCGCATGATGCTGGCGATTGCGTGATCGCTGGCGCTTCTTCAACAGGTGGGACAACAGTAACACACACCGCGAATACAGCGGGTCTTCATGGTAAATCAGCAATTAAAGTTGGTATGCAAGTTTCTAGTATAAATGCTACTCCACTATATCCTAGAGATGGCTTATTAGGTAGACCTGTTATCATTAAAGAAATACTTACTTCAACTACATTTAGAGTTTCAGAAAATGCAGTTGGTACAACATTAACTAGTCAAAGTTTGGTTGGGTCACAAATGCACAGTTCTGGATTTGGAGGGCAATTAGTTGATACTGGCAATGGGTTCCCAGCGGGAATGACAATATTTGGTAGATGGGTGAGGGTTAAATTGGACCGTGGATCTGTTATCCTTTATCTTGGCGCGTAATGTTAGGATTAGGACTTGGTACAGCAAAATTATCAGCATCTGCAGCAGTTGTTGTAGAGGATTACTTTTGGGAATTAGATAGTGCAGGTGTTTTAAAGCCACTAGCAACAGGTGTTACTGATTTTAATGAGGTTTGGGATTTAGATGGCACTGATTACACACCAGTTGGTAGTGGATGGATAAGTACAGATGAAGGATATTGGGAATTAGATACTAATGATGACATGCAACCGTTAGACGTTTAATAAATAAAAAATATAAAATATAAAAATATAAAAATATGGCAACACCAAATATAGTACCTAGAGCTGATAGTGAAGGCGGTTTAGGAACAGCTTCTAAAGGATGGGGAGATTCATACTTTACAGGTAATGTACAAATTTTATCTGGAGGCGCATCAACGTTATCTAAAATAGTAATGGGAACTAACGCTAGCAAGGCAACTATAGGTATAGCTGGAGGAACTGATACTTTTTTTACAGGGACGGCAGCTGGCGATATAGTTGTACGTGCTGATGATAATAATAACAAAGTACATATTGGCGCAGGTACTTCCGGTGAAGCAGGATTAACAGTTACTGAACATGGTGGAACTATCCCAAGAGTAGGTGTTGGTAGACCTACTGCTTTAACTGCTTTTGATGTAATATATGACTATGACACTACGGTATTTGAAAATCAATTAATAGATAATCAAGGTGGTGGAGAGATATTAAAATATGGTTCTGAGCAAGCAGGTGCTATAGGTACATTACATTTTTTACATACAGATGGTTCTTGGGATGCAACAGATGCTGATGCAGTTGTAACCGGGGGATCTCAGTTGTTAGGTATTCCTATAAGTACTGATCCAGGAAGTCATGGTATGTTATTAAAAGGATACTATAAAATAGCCTCAAGTAATGTAGAGGGTACAGCCGCAATTGGAGCTCCAGTATATGTTTCTGAAGCAGCAGGAAAATTTGATTTTACCGCTCCTTCTGGCTCAGGTGATTTTGTAAGAATTGTAGGTTATTGTATTGACACTAATGATGACAGTGGTGTTGATATTTTATTATACTTTAACCCAGATAAAACATTTGTAGAAATAACATAATATGAGTATAAACAAAATAAATGGAGTTGTATCTGATACTTTATCTAAAGTAAATGGAACTAACGACGCATTACTAAGTAATATGTTGGTTCCTAGTAATCTTGCTATCGCTCCTATGTTTAATAGTCACTCTATAGATCTTGATGGTTCTGCTGATTACATTGATTTAAATACTGTTGTGGGGGATATAGATACAGATGCTGGCGCTGTAACTTTATGGTTTAAAATAGATACTGATGCTACTTGTCAACTATGGAAAACTAATCAAGGTTCAAGCGCTGCTCAAAATCAAATACAGATATATTATAATTCGGCTAATGGTAAAATAGTATTTCAACAAAAATATAATGGCGTATCAGTCACTTGGAACTCAACTGCAATTACCTCTGGTGATGGTAATTGGCATTTTATTGCTATGAGTTGGTCAGATCTTGATTTTATTGCTTATTTAGATACAGAAGCAAGTGGTGTACAAACTTTAGATCAAAGCGGAACAACACCAACACCTTTTAACCCTGGTGCGTGTACGGCTGGTAGAAATTCAGCTGCATCAAATTTATATCTTGATGGACATCTAAATGAGATTGGTATGTGGGATGCGGAATTAAGTGCTACTGCTCTAGTCGCTATTTATAATAGTGGTAAAGGTATTAACTTAACAAGGGATGTGGGTAACTATACTAACGCTAGCGATTTAATCGGGTATTGGAAAATGGAGGAAAATACAGGAAATACCGTTGTAGATAGCTCTGGTGGTGGTGAAACAGGCGCTTTAAACGCGACAGATTTATGGTCAACAGATACAATATAACATGGATAGAAAATATATAATAGTAAACACAAGCGAACTAAGTAGTTTAGATTTTAACGAACTACCTATTACTAGTGAAGAATATGTTAGAAAAAGTGTAGATGGATCGAAGGCAATTGTTTTCTATAGAGGAACAACTCCTAACGAACTATTAGGAAAAACAGAATATACTAATAGCGAATTACAAGCTGTTGTAAATGATATTAATGGTGAATGGTATATAGCACCAGATCTTTAAACAAATAAATAATTAACTAAAATTAAATTAAAATGGCAAAAACAAAAACACCAAAGAAAGAAAAATTAGTAAATTTAAAACCAGAAAAAATTACTGATGAGCAATTGCAAAAATTGCAAGAAACTGTAAGTAGTATTAATCGTTTTCAATTAGAAATTGGAGTTGGAGAAAGTAGAAAACATAATTTACTCCATCAAATCGCAGGTGTCCAAGATAAATTAACATTGATGCAAGGTGAATTCGAAAAAGATTATGGAACTATTGACATTAATATACATGATGGTAGTATAAATTATCCAGAAGAATCAACAATAAAAGAAAATGGGGAAGTTGATAAGAAAGATTAGTGTGGGTAAAGATTATAAAAACGATGCCATGCATTATGCTGTTGGTCAGGAGGTGTATGGTGGACATAAAATTTGCGATATAATAGAAGAAGAAAATAAGTTTTCTGTTTATATCAAAAAAAATAAAGACGTATTACCGTGGAAAGACTTTAACAAAAATATGGCGGTATCTGTAGAGTATAATCTAGAATACTAATTATGGCATATACACAAAAAAATAATCCTTTTAAACAAAAGACATCAACAGTTACCACGTCAGATGTTAGTAAAAGCGATATGGATTTAGCTAAAAGACTAAATAAATTAAGGTTTGAAATGGGACATATCTACCCGATAACTGAACATGATCGTAGTAAGTACATAGGACAAACAGCTCAGACTGAAGAAGAAAGAAGAGAATTATATAATATAGATCCTTCAGGTAAAGGAGACGTAAGACGTACTCCTGTTTTTGGGCCAACTGAAAGCGGCGAATGGGGTCGAATTGGAACTAAGAAAAGAGAAGTGTCTGATGAAGAAAAATATGCACAAGATGTACGGTTTATTGAAACCGCTAGAAAAGCTGGTGGAGATACTTTTGACAAACTAACATCATTACCTAATAAAGATTTAGTGGGTTTTCAAAATGAAGTAATTAGAGTCGCAAAACCTTTAATTGGGAAAAAACTTGGAGAAGATTCCGTGAGTACACTAAATGAAATTAGAAAAATAGATTTGTCAGGTTTTAAACCATATTTAGAAAAAGCAGATATAGATAAGAGTGACATAAAAAATATAATTACTGCTCAAATAAACAATATGCCAGATAAAAACAAAGACAGTGTACCAGATGTGTTTGAAGGTATTAAAGGAAAAGTTTTGCGCTCTGGAGTTAACACTTTAATAGAGCATAAATTAAAAGATTTAGAATAATGAAAAGTGTTTACAACTTTGTTGTAACGCCAATAGGGGAAAGATATAACAATACTAAAAAAGTTGAAGGTGGAGATCTTATATTAAATACTGAGATTTACAATCATCAATATGTAAATAGAGTTGCAAAAGTTATATCTACACCTATAATTGGTGATACAGATATAGAGCCCGGAGATGAAGTTATTATACACTTTAATGTATTTCGTAGATGGCACAATGTAAAAGGTATAGAAAAGAATAGTAGAAGTTATTTTGATGATAACACTTATTTTATAACCCAAGACCAAATATTTCTATATAAGAGAAATAACGAGTGGAAAGCTCCAAAAGGATTTTGTTTTATAAAACCTTTAAGAGCTAAAGATCAATTTAATGTTGATGCGGAAAGGCCCCTAATGGGTGTTGTTAAATATTCAGATGGTACTATTGAAGAAGGTGATCTTATAGGTTACAAACCAAAAACAGAATGTGAGTTTATAATAGATGGAGAACGGTTGTATAGAGTTTTATCAAATTTAATTACTATCAAATATGAATATCAAGGAGACGAAGAAGAATATAATCCAAGCTGGGCAAAAAGCAGTTGAAGAACTGATTAAAGTCGCTAAAGAACCAATTGTAGATTCAGACGATGATATATCAGCAGATAGATTAAAGAATGCTGCAGCTACTAAAAAACTAGCTATATTTGACGCATTTGAAATACTTAACAGAATTCAAGAGGAAGAGAACTTACTTGAGGGAAAAGCACCTGAAGAGAGCAAGGAAAAAGTCTTTAAAGGATTCGCAGAAGGTAGATCTAAATAATGTACGAGCAAAGTTTAGTTAATATAATCGAACCTATAAAAAAGACTACTATTAGTAGACTTAATAAAGGTAAAAAATGGAAATATGGATACAACAAAGAGCATGATGTTATTATCATATCTAAGACCGGACAAATTGGTGAAATCTATGAAATCCAAAATCTTAGGATAGCATTACCCAAAATACCTAAAAAAGTATTTAAACACAAGAAAGATAAATGGGTTAAAGCAGAGTATCCTAAAGGATTAAAGAATATTAAAAGTATCTTTGATTGGAGAAATTATCCGGATGAGAACAAAGATCAGTGGTTTGATTATATAGATGAAGAGTTTAAAAGAAGAGATGAAGGGTTTTGGTTTGTAAACAAAGGTAAACCAACGTATATAGTAGGAACTCATTATATGTATTTACAGTGGAGCAAAATTGATGTTGGTGCTCCAGATTTTAGAGAAGCAAATAGATTGTTTTATATATTTTGGGAAGCGTGTAAAGCAGATAAAAGATGTTATGGTATATGCTATCTAAAGAATAGACGTTCAGGATTTTCTTTTATGTCATCTGCAGAAACAGTTAACTTAGCCACTCTTGCAACTGATAGTAGATATGGTATTTTGTCTAAAACAGGTGCGGATTCTAAAAAAATGTTTACTGATAAAGTTGTACCGATTAGCGTAAACTATCCATTCTTTTTTAAACCTATCCAAGATGGTATGGATCGACCTAAAACAGAACTCGCTTATAGAGTACCAGCTAGTAAATTTACAAGAAAAAAGATAACAACTAACGAAAAGCTAGAGAATATACAAGGATTAGATACAACTATTGATTGGAAAAATACTGGAGATAACAGTTATGACGGTGAAAAATTAAATCTATTAGTGCACGATGAAAGTGGTAAGTGGGAGAGGCCAGATAACATATTAAACAACTGGAGAGTTACAAAAACATGTTTACGATTGGGTAGTAGGATTATTGGTAAATGTATGATGGGCTCTACTTCAAACGCATTAGATAAGGGTGGAGAAAATTTTAAAAAACTATATAGCGCATCAGACGTCACAAAAAGAAATAGAAATGGCCAAACGAAGTCTGGTTTATATTCTTTGTTTGTCCCAATGGAATGGAACTACGAAGGATTTATTGATGAGTATGGACTTCCAGTTTTTGATACACCAAACCACGATGTGTTCGGTCCAGATGGCGAACTAATAGATGTAGGAATTATAGAGCATTGGCAAAATGAAGCCGATGGTTTAAAAGGTGATCACGACGCATTAAATGAATTTTATCGCCAATTTCCAAAAACAACGGAACACGCATTTAGAGATGAAGCAAAAGGAAGTATATTTAATCTAGTTAAGATATACGAACAAATAGATTATAACGAAGAAATGTCTAGAACTCTTGGGGTTACTAAAGGTAATTTTCAATGGGTGAACGGGATAAAGGATACACAAGTTATATTTTATCCAGATCCTCAAGGTAGATTTAAGGTAAGTTGGACGCCAAAAACAGAATTGCAAAATAGAGTAATACTTAAGAACGGTATAAAATACCCTGGTAATGAACACATGGGAGCGTTTGGGTGTGATAGTTATGATATATCAGGAACAGTAGATGGTCAAGGATCAAAAGGAGCGTTACACGGTCTTACTAGATTTAGTATGGAGGACGCTCCTGCGAATAGTTTCTTTTTGGAATATCTATCAAGACCACCTACGGCAGAAATATTCTTTGAAGACGTTTTAATGGCATTAGTATTTTATGGCATGCCAATACTAGCAGAGAACAATAAACCTAGATTACTTTATTATCTTAGAAGAAGAGGATATAGAGGATTTAGTATGAACAGACCAGATAAGATATGGAATAAATTATCTGTAGCAGAGAAAGAAGTCGGAGGAATTCCTAACTCTAGTGAAGACATAAAACAAGCACATGCCGCAGCGGTTGAGATGTACATCCAAGATCATGTTGGTATGAAACAAGATGGAACATTTGGAGATTTATATTTTAATGAACTATTGAATGACTGGACTAGGTTTGATATAAATAAACGTACAAAGTTTGACGCGACAATAAGTTCAGGTTTAGCAATTATGGCAAACAATAGACATTTATATACTCCAAACGCAAAAATAGAGAAACCAAAACTAAATGTACATATTTCTAAATATAAAAACACTGGTAATATGTCAAAAATAATTAAAAATTAAATATGGCTAAGTCAGTTATAAAAAGTTATTTTCCTAGTCAAGTGGTAAGTGACGCTGAAAAATTAAGTTACGACTATGGTTTAAAAGTTGCTAAAGCAATAGAGACTGAATGGTTCCATAATAATAGGCAAGGTAATAGACATAAAACAAGTAAAAATAATTTTCATAGTTTAAGATTGTACGCTAGAGGTGAACAGTCAATACAAAAGTATAAGGATGAGTTATCGATAAACGGTGATTTGTCCTATTTAAATTTAGATTGGAAACCAGTTCCAATTATTCCAAAATTTGTAGATATAGTAGTAAATGGTATAGCTGAAAGAACTTATGATATAAAAGCGTATTCTCAAGATCCGTATGGCGTAAGTCAAAGGACCAAGTATATGGAAGATATATTGTCAGACATGAGACTCAAAGATTTTGATGCTTATATAAAAGATAATCTTCAAATGGATCTCAAACAAAGTGATCAAGAGACTCTTCCAAATTCAGAAGAAGAATTACAAATCCACATGCAAATTAGTTACAAGCAATCTATTGAGTTAGCTGAAGAGCAGGCTATCAACGTTTTGTTAGAAGGTAATAATTATGAGCTTACAAAAAAGAGATTTTACTATGATTTAACTACAATAGGTATTGGAGCAGTTAAAACTTCGTTTAACACATCTGAAGGGGTTACTGTAGATTATGTAGATCCAGCAAACTTAGTTTATTCCCATACAGATTCACCATATTTCGATGATATATACTACGTTGGTGAGGTTAAAAATATTCCTGTAAACGAATTAGTAAAACAATTTCCTCACTTAGAACATGGGGATATAGAAGAGATAATGTCAACGTCTAATCAATCTAGTTATAATACTTCTTATAGAGATGATGACAATAATAAGATTCAAGTTTTATATTTTAATTATAAAACTTATATGAATGAGGTTTATAAAATAAAAGAAGTTGGAACCGGTGCAGATAAAATAATACCTAAAGACGATACGTTTAATCCACCAGAAGATATGGAAGGTGGTTACAGTAAATTATTGAGGAGCATAGAATGTCTTTATGATGGCGCTTTAATTCTTGGTACAAATAAATTACTTAAATGGGAGATGGCTAGAAATATGTTACGCCCTAAAAGTGATTTTACTAAAGTTAAAATGAATTACGCTATCGTGGCTCCTAGAATGTATAATGGAAAAATAGAATCATTAGTAGGAAGAATTACAGGGTTTGCTGATATGATTCAATTAACGCATTTAAAGCTACAACAGGTGATGGCTAGAATGGTTCCAGATGGAGTTTATCTTGACGCAGATGGATTAGCTGAAATTGATTTAGGTAATGGAACAAACTACAACCCACAAGAAGCTTTAAATATGTTCTTCCAAACTGGTAGCGTTATTGGTAGATCGTTTACTCAAGATGGTGACATGAACCCAGGTAAAGTTCCAATTCAAGAAATTACAAGTGGGAGTGGTGGTAATAAAATACAAGCTTTAATTACAAATTACAATTACTACCTTCAAATGATACGTGATGTCACTGGGTTAAATGAAGCTAGAGATGGTAGTATGCCAGATAAAAGCGCTTTAGTGGGTGTTCAAAAATTAGCTGCGGCTAATTCAAATACTGCCACAAGACATATATTACAATCTGGATTATTTTTAACAACTGAAATTGCAGAATGCTTGTCGCTTAGAATATCTGATATTATAGAATATTCACCTACAAGAGACGCGTTTATTCAAGCTGTTGGAGTTCATAATGTAGCTACGTTAGAAGAGATAAGTAGTTTAAATCTTTATGATTTTGGCATATTTATAGAATTACAACCAGATGAAGAGGAGAAGGTAATGTTAGAGAATAATATTCAAATGGCATTACAACAACAAAGTATAGAGTTAGAAGATGCTATTGATCTTAGAGAAATTAAAAATATTAAATTAGCTAATCAACTTTTAAAAATAAGAAGAAACAGAAAAGAATTAAAAGATCAAGCAATTCAACAGCAGAATATGCAAATGCAATCCGAAGCTAATCAACAAGCTACTATAACAGCCGCGCAAGCTGAAATGCAAAAACAAGAACAAAGTGCGCAAATTGAAATAAACTTAGAACAAAGTAAAGCAGAGTTAAAAGCTAATCAATTAATGTTAGAAGCTAATCTCAAAAAAGAGTTAATGGAACAAGAGTTTATGTATAATATGCAATTAAGGCAAGCAGAAATGGAAACTGTTAAAACTAGAGATCAAGAAAAAGAAGACCGTAAAGATCAAAGAACAAAGATACAAGCTACACAACAGTCAGAAATGATTGACCAAAGAAAAAACGAAAAACCACCTAAAAACTTCGAGTCAACAGGTAATGATATACTTGGTGGTGATTTCGACCTAGGAGCATTTGAACCTAGATAATTTTATTAATTTTATAATATTTTATTATGGCAGAAAAAAAAGAAGAACAGGTAGTAGAACAGACTACTGAAGAACCAAAAGTAGATAATACAGTCGAAAAAATCAAGGTTAAGAAAAAACCATCAATGAAAAAACTTAGTCAAGATGATAAACCTATCAAAGTTGATTTAAGTAAACCACCACCAAAAACAAAGGAAGATGTACAACCAGTTAATAACACAGAAACCGAAGAGGTTCAAGAAAAGGTTGTTGAAGAAACAACTGATAAAAAAGAGGTTGTTAAACAAGATACAGGAGAAACTGTTGAAACACCTGTTTTAGAAGAAATTACAAACGAAGAAGTTGATGAGGTTCAGGAGCAAGTTGATGAAGTTGTAGCAGAAGCAGAAGCAACTGGAAAACCTATCCCAGAAAATATCCAAAAACTAATGGACTTTATGGATGAAACTGGTGGTGATATAAATGATTATGTTAAACTTAATAAAGATTACAGTAATCTAAATGATGAAGCTTTATTAAAAGAGTATTACACGAATACAAAACCTCATTTAAACAACGAAGAAATTAACTTCCTTATGGAAGACACATTCTCTTACGACGAAGATGTAGACGACGAGAGAGATATACGAAGAAAAAAATTAGCGTTAAAAGAGCAAGTTGCCGACGCTAAAACTCAATTGGAAGAGAACAAATCCAAATACTATGAAGATATCAAAGCTGGTTCAAAGCTCACGAGTGAGCAACAGAAAGCAGTTGATTTCTTTAATAGGTACAACAAGGAAACAGAGGAAAATCAGAAAACAGCAAACGCCGCTAAATCTACATTCTTACAAAAAACAGATAATGTTTTTAACGACAAGTTCAAAGGTTTTGAATATAACGTCGGAGATAAGAAATTTAGGTTTAATGTCAAAGATACGAATGGAGTCAAAGAAACCCAAAGTGACATCAATAATTTTGTCAAAAAGTTTTTGAATAAAAATAATGTGATGGAAGACGCTAAAGGTTATCATAAATCTCTTTATACGGCTATGAATGCAGATGCTGTAGCTAATCATTTTTACGAACAAGGTAAAGCAGATGCTATGAAAGATAGTGTTGCTAAATCCAAGAATGTAGATATGAACCCTAGACAATCACATGGTGAGATAGAAGCTGGTGGTATGAAGTTTAGGGTGTTAGGTGATGATTCTTCTGATTTTAAGTTTAAAATTAAAAACAAAAGTAAATAATAATTTAAAATTAAAACAAAATGGCAATTACCGCAGGTGCTAATTTGAACAGCGTGCCGGCTCCTTATCAGTCGACACTAGCCTCAAATTACATCGATTTTACGTCCACAGCCGCTGCAAGCGCAAACTGGGGACAACAATACCTGCCTGAATTGATGGAAAAAGAAGCTGAAGTTTTTGGAAACAGAACTATCAGTGGATTTTTATCTCAAGTCGGTGCAGAAGAACCAATGACCTCTGATCAGGTTGTTTGGTCAGAACAGGGTAGATTACATCTATCTTATATAGCAGCTGTCACTAGCGCTACAACAATGGCAACAGCCGTTGGTGGTAGTACTAATGGTGGTACAATAACTATTACATCTGATATTGATGGTAACACATCAACCAATCAATACACTACACAGGATCATGGTATTAGAACTAATGATATGATTTTGTTAGCTGATGCAAACACGACTATTAGATGTCTTGTTACAGATGTTGCAGCTTCAGGTATTTTAGACGTTACACCTTACGACGCAACAAGTGCAACTACAACTTTAGCCGCTGCTGGTTTCGCAGCTGGGGTTTGTAGAGTATTAGTTTATGGCTCTGAATACAAAAAAGGTGATGATTATAATGGGGCTGGAAACGCACATGCAGATGGTGCTAACGAACCAATCTTTACATCTTTTAGTAACAAACCAATTATCATAAAAGACTATTATCATATCTCTGGATCTGATACTGCTCAAATTGGTTGGATTGAAACTACCGGAGAAGATGGTCAAAATGGTTATCTTTGGTATTTAAAAGCTGAAGGTGAAACTAGAATGCGATTCACTGATTACTTAGAAATGGCAATGATTGAATCTGTTGAAGGTGATCCAGCACAATCTAGAGTTGATTCATTCCTTAATGGAGCTACAAATACTTTCGGTACAATGGGATTATTTGAAGCAGTTGAAACTAGAGGTAATGCATCATCTGGTATTATTGGAATTCCACCTTTGGATTTAGCAGAATTTGATTTAATTCTAGCTGAATTTGATAATCAAGGAGCTATTGAAGAAAACATGATGTTCTTAAACAGAAGCACTGCTTTAGCAGTTGATGATATGTTAGCTTCAATGAATTCTTATGGTGGTGGTGGTACTTCTTACGGAGTATTCGACAACTCAGAAAACATGGCACTTAATTTAGGTTTCTCAGGATTCCGTAGAGGTTCTTATGATTTCTACAAATCTGATTGGAAATATCTAAATGATGGAGCTACAAGAGGTGCTATTAACGCTATAGATACTGTTAATGCAGTAAGAGGAGTGTTTGTTCCGGCTGGAGTTAGTTCAGTTTATGATCAATCACTAGGAAAGAATCTTAAACGTCCTTTCTTACATGTTCGTTATAGAGCTTCACAAACAGACGACAGGAAATTCAAAACATGGGTTACTGGTGCTGTTGGAGCAGCTACATCAGCATTAGATGCGATGCAAGTACATTATCTATCTGAAAGATGTTTAATTACTCAAGGTGCAAATAACTTTATGTTATTAAACTAAGCATTTATATTTAAAAGAGGGTGGAGCTTAGTCTCCACTCCCTTTTATTTTTATTAATTTTATTATATATTATATTATGGAAAAGAAAACAAAAAAAGTTGAGGTGGAAGAACCTCAAGTTCAAGAAAAAGTAGCGGTTAAAACTGCTCCGGTTGTAGAACAACCAAAACTAAAAAAAGATACTTGGGAAATAAAAGATAGGGTTTATTATTTAAAAAGTGGTAAAAAACCTTTATCTAAAACTATTAGATCTTCTCATATTCATTATTTCGATGAAGAAAAAGGGTATGAAAGAGAGCTAAAACATACTGAAAATCAAAGAACACCATTTGTTGATGAAATGCAAGGTGAACAAAGATTAGCTCATATTATATTTAGATCAGGGGCATTACACGTGCCTAGAGAGAAACAAGTTTTACAAAAACTACTATCTCTATATCACCCACATAGAGATAAAATATATTATGAGTGGAAACCAGAAGTGGTAGCCGAACAACAGATCGATGTGTTGGAGTTAGAAACAGACGCTTTATTAGCTGCTAGAAATATGGATGTTGATTTGGCAGAAGCTATATTAAGAGCAGAGTTTGGTTCTAGCGTGACAGAGATGAGTTCTAAAGAGCTTAAGCGTGATTTACTTATATTTGCTAAGAAGAACCCTAAATTGTTCTTAGATTTAGCAAATGACGAGAACGTTGTACTTAGAAATTTTGGTATCAAAGCAACTGAAATGGGGATATTAAAATTATCCACTGATCAAAGACACTTCATGTGGGGATCTAATGATAGGAAACTTATGGTAGTTCCTTATGATGAACATCCGTACTCAGCTTTAGCGCATTGGTTTAAAACTGATGAAGGTATGGAAATATATTCTAATATAGAGAAAAGATTAAATAATTAATCTAACCGTAGTGAGCGATCGCCCTACGGGGCGATTGCACAACTACATAAAATAAATTATATGAAATCTAAAGGATTAGGCGATACAATTGAAAAAATAACAAAAGCAACTGGAATAAAAAAAGTAGTTGAAACTATTAACAAAACGACTAAAAAGGGTTGTGGTTGTAATAAAAGAAAAGAAACTTTGAATAGATTATTCCCTTATAATAATAAATAAATATGCCAGTAAGTATAGACACAGTATATCAAAGAGTTTTAGCAATATCTAATAAAGAGCAAAGAGGTTATATAACTCCTATAGAGTTTAATTTATTAGCTAATCAAGCTCAATTAGAAATCTTTGAACAATACTTTTACGACTTAGATCAATTCAAGAGAAAGCAAGATATACCTGGACAAGAAACCGATTTAACTTCTTTTTCCGATTCAATTGAATTAATAAGTAAAAAATTAAGTGTATTTACTAATGTTATAGCTCTTCTAGGAGGTTCGACAACGTACCCAACTATTCTCCCAGGACCTATACCTGTTTATAGTACAGGCAAAATTTTTGCACATGGAGTTGTATGTAAAAAAGTAACGCTTAACGAACTAGATAATTTATTAAATTCCAATTTTCATAGAGACGCACTGGTAAGAAGTCCAGTTTATATAGAGAGTAATGTAGCTGGTGAAGATATACGTGTTTGGGACGGTGTCCAAACTCTTGCTGGAAGAATGACAACAGGTGTTACTTGTGAAGTAATTACAGAACCCACTGCAGTACGATGGGGATATGATATTATTGGGGAAAAAGCATTATACAACGCCTCAACATCCATAAACTTCACTTTACACGACTCAGAGGAAACTGAATTAGTATTTAAAGTGTTAGGATTAGCTGGTGTAGTAATGAATAAACCTGGATTAACTTCAATAGCAATGGCAAAAGAAAGTGGTAAAATACAACAAGAAAAAATATAAATAAATGGCACACGGACTACTTCAAGGACAACAACAACAACAATATTATAATAGTAATAATTATGGTGGTTATCAATTTATAAGTTTAACAGATGTTATTAATAATTTTATGGCTACCTACACAGGAGAAGATAAAATTTTAGAAAAAACAAATAGATCTGATGTTAGTTTTCACGCTCATAGGGCTTTAGCAGAATTAAGTTTTGATGTTTTTAAATCTTGTAAAGCTCAAGAAATAGAAATTCCTGCATCTTTAGCGATGGTATTGCCACAAGACTATGTTAATTATATTAAGCTAACATGGAGTGATAGCTCTGGTGTAGAACATGTTATATATCCTGCGAGAAAAACCTCAAACCCAACTCCAATATTACAAAATAGTGACGGTGATTATGCTTTGACAGCTGAAGCAACAGCAGGTGTTACAAATCTTTTAGCATTAGACGATGAATATCCAGATGTTTTACCAGGAATGATTGTTGATGTTCCATATAACGGAACAGGAACTCAATTTCCTTCTGGTTCACTTATAGTATGGAGAGTTTATAATCAAGGCGGAGTAACATTAATTACAATCTATGATACAACTGCTGGTGCAATTTGGGTACCTGGTCTAGTTTTCTCAACTACTCTTACGTTTACGAATACAGATGGTTCTTTAGTGTTACAAAAGGAATCTTCTCATATAGTGGAAGGGCTTAGTTGGAACACAACGGTTCCTATAATGACAGCAACAACAGCTGCTAGTATAGCTAATATACGAGTTGGAATGGAAGTCGGTAATAGAGCTTTTGGTATAGGAACCATTGTAACTAGTATAAATGGATTAGTTATAACAGTGTCTGCGGTAGCAGCGGTAGTAAGTGGTGTAGGTGAAGATGTAACTTTTACCTCTTTTGATCTTATTTCCGATACTTGGTCTAAATATAATAGCGCTACCCCATCAAGTAACCAGGGTGATTATCAAGATGACATTTATTGGTCGGCTGGTGGGGAAAGGTACGGACTAGATCCGCAACATGCTCAAACAAATGGATCTTTCTTTATAGATGACTGTAAGGGTATGATATATTTCAGTTCAAATTTATCTGGTAAAACTGTTATTCTAAAATATATAAGCGATAGTTTAGGTACGCATGATGAAATGCAAGTACATAAACTAGCTGAGGAGGCAATTTATAAATGGATTGTATACGGTTGTTTGTCTGCTAGATTGAATATTCCAGAGTATGTAATGCGTAGATATAAAAAAGAAAAATTTGCTGAGACTAGAAAAGCAAAATTAAGATTATCAAATATTAAATTAGAAGAGATTACTCAGGTACTACGAGGTAAATCTAAACAAATAAAACACTAGTACATGGCCGAGTTAAAGCATCAATTTACTGGGGGTCGAATGAACAAAGACCTAGATGAAAGATTAGTTCCAAATGGAGAATATAGAGATGCGCTAAATGTTAATGTTAATGTGTCAGAGGGTTCTAATGTTGGTACTGTACAAACGACATTAGGTAACATACTACATAGAGTTAAGTGTACACCATACGGTCAGCCAGCAATCCAATCTTTCACACTCCAAGCTAGATGTATAGGTAGTATTACTGATGAGAAAAATGATAAATTGTACTGGTTTATTGCTGATGAAGGGGCTGGAATTGATTCAATAGCAGAGTACGATATAAATTTAGGTACTATACGACCCGTAATAGTTGATACGTATTATAACACTGGTGGTCGAAGAGCTCTTAATTTTAGTAATAGTAATTATATAACAGGTATTAATATAATTGATGATATGCTTTTTTGGACAGATAACTATTCTGAACCAAAAAAAATAAACATTCCTAGATCTATACAGGGATCAACTGATTTTTGTACTTGTACTAAGTTTCTAACAAAAGATTATCATCGACCACTTGGCGGTGAGTTGATCGATAATGGAAATTTTTCCGCCGGTAATACTGGTTGGAGTGTACCGGGTTGGTCAACTTGTAATCTAGGCGTAGATGATTGGGTAATTAATAACGGTGTATTACAGGGGTTACAGGGTTGTGCATCTTATGCACGTAATACTTTTACTACTCCACTTACTAACGGTAGTTATTACAAGTTAACGTACACGATTCTTACCGAAAGCTCTACTTCAGGAATTATCAGTTTATACTGGCATGACACTGCGGCTTGGCCAGGAGGAAGTCCTAATATAGAAATACCAGGCACGGTAGGTACTCACTACGTAATTTTTCAGCAAAGCAATCCTAATCAAAGCCATTGGAGCTACTCACAACTTGGACTTAGTCTTCACATGGATTGGACCGGTGTAATAGATCAAATATCTTTGGTTGAGGTTGATCCTCAATCCGATCCAGTAAATTCAGTCACTGGAGAACCTATACTTACCACCTTACAAGATTCTCCTTGTATCGAAGAAAAACACATCACAGTTATAAAAGAAAATCCAATATTCAGACCAGTTCTGGAGATGAGCCAAACCCCTAGTAGATCTTCCGAAGATATTAGCGGCTTAATAGGACCTATAGATGCAGCTGTAGCTGTAGTTTGGGGACAAACCATAGGTGCTACTTGGACTTCAACTAATGCGGCTTGGTGGGCTGATAACAACGGTATAATGGGGTGGCATGGAACTGGAAGTTATGCAACTTCCGCGTATCCTCCGGGGCACCTGCAGTGGTTTGTTTTTATAGGTAACCCGAGTTGGAAAGTAGGAGATATTTTAATATTAACTAGTAGTTCTGATCCTTCTCGAGAAAAGCAAGTTAAAGTTGAAGTGGTAGCACTTGGAGGTGGATTACCTGGCTTTCCTAACCACAGCACTTATCGACTTAAAATTCTATCTATAGAAGACGGTGTTGATGCAGCAGATTTATCATGGACAGCAACACTAGAGCCTGTTACAACCTCTCTTTTTGAATTTAAGTTTCCGAGGTTTGCCACTAGATATAAATATCAAGATGGAGAATACTCTGCCTTCTCTCCTTTTACTGAAATAGCATTTTTACCTGGTAGACCAATGGATGAAGATTTCAAATACGAACCTAAACAGGGTTTTAATTTGGGTATGACTAATAACGTTAGGTATTTAGCGATAAAAAACTTTGTTCCTGAAAAAGATGTTTTACCAGATGGAGTAATTGCTATCGATATTTTATATAAAGAATCTGACTCCCCAAATGTATACATAGTAAAAACTATAACTCCTGGCGATGTAGAATGGAACACGCAAATAGATGGTGGTAGTACCCTTAGTGGAACAAAGGGATATACAAGAATAGACTCCGAAATGATTCACGCTGTATTACCAGAGAATCAATTATTGCGCCCCTGGGACAATGTACCTAGAAAAGCTTTAGCTCAAGAAGTTTCAGGTAATAGAATAATATATGGTAATTATTTACAGAACTATACAGTTCCATCTATAGAACTTGAAATTGGGTTACATTCTACATGTATAAATCCTGATTGTGGAAATGGCTTAGAGCTTGGTATTCCAGAAGAGATATATCCTGAAAATGCACATACTTATCTTCCTGCAAAATCTATAAAAACATTAAGAACGTATCAATTAGGTGTTGTATTTAGAGATAAATATGGTAGAGAAACACCTGTAATTACTGATGACGCTAGAATTAGTTTATCAGGTAAAGCCTCTATATATGTAGAGAAAGAATGGTCGGATTGGGGAAATAGCTTAACAGCAAAATTACACACGCAACCACCATCATGGGCCACTACATATAAGTGGTTTATAAAAGAAACTTCTAGTGAATATTATAACTTAGCTTTAGATAGATGGTATGACGCACAAGATTGGAACGTTTGGTTATCTTTCCCATCTTCAGAAAGGAACAAAGTAGATATAGAAACTTTTTTGATATTAAAAAAGGAAGAAGATTCAAATACTTTTGTTCATGATGATGGTAGATATAAAATTTTAGCTATTGAAAATGAAGCCCCTGACTACATAAAAGAAAGACATTTAATTTTAGCGATACTTTTTGATAATCCTTCTGCAATATCAAACCCTGCAATCCCGGCAAATGGGATTATTGGTCAAGCTGGTGGTTTAGGATTTCCATTAGCCACTGGTAATTTTATTTGGATAGATGAATATGAGTTACGAAATCAAGGTCTTGTTGACTCTGTTTCCGGTGAGTTAACTTTAGATACGTCTAAAAATTTATTTCTCAGAGTTACAGGGACTAACATATATTCAGAATGGTATTATATACAATCTATAACGGCACAAACATGGGCTGGTAACGCTCCTAGCGCATTACCATTTTGGCAATTCAAGGTTGAAGGTATGTTTGATACTGACATGAATTTTACATCTACAGGTAATTCTTACGCTACGAGGATCTCCGGCTTAGCAGTGGAAATAAAAGAAATAGTTACTGAAGATAGGCCTGAATTTGACGGTAGATTTTTCGCTAAAATACATAGAGATCTTACCTTAGAAGATTCCATAATTAAATTTGGTCAAGCGGGTACGAATTGGTCGGTTTTACAAAGATTTAACACTACTTATATCGGGCCAAGGTGGACAAATGGATATCAAAACAACTCTCCTAATGCAGGAACAGGGAATATTGATTCGCCGAATTGGGCTTACAACAATATTCTTAGGGACAATTATACGAATCTTCATGATTGGGCAAATAATGAATGGCACGGATGGGGTAACAATCCTGATTACGCTTACGGCCAAATGGGGGGTAATAATGCTGAAGAATATTGGGATAGATTAGGTGGTGGAGGTGGATTTTCATGGAACTATGCAAATTCAGCTTATCCGGCTACAATGTTTATAGACAATACTGAATATTCAGTCCCATCTTATGATAGGCATGGCTTCATGTGTAAGCATTATTCTAACACTTGCTGTTGTGGGGTCTGCGATTGGAGTGGTGATACTACACCATATTGCCATATGCATTATTGGCTTCGCACTGGCGGCCAATTCACAAGTGCGAATGGAGGGATTTCTGGAGATGCAATGCGTTATCGAAGAACAACAGGAGGAACATGGGGAATATCACGAAATAGTAAAAATATTTCACTAAGCCTATCTGGAACAGGGAAAGACTCTTTAAGTTATCGTTGTTCCGGATATCACGCTTCTGGTATATCGCATTCTGGGATGAGTGGTACCGATAAGGGTAATTCTAGTATTTCTCCACCTAATTTATTATCAAGTTCAGCTGGAATAGGTGGTAATCCAGGTCTTTTTGTCCCACATCAAGCCTTTTTAACTGCTATTAGAATCCCTGGTACATTGTGGAGATGGCAAAATGATCCAGATCAAGTTGTGTATAGGACTTTACCAACTGGTAAAAGTGATGACATTGTATTCAATATGCAATTTTATCATGACAAAAGAGCCGGTAGTTGTGGTCATTTTGTTTTTTGTAATTGTGGTAACACTGGCGCTACTTCTCCTAGAGATCTAATAGCCGAACAATTATCCCCACGAGGTAGAAGACATATATTTAAATTTCAAGCAGAAGTTGCTTTTGGACCTTCAGCCGGTCAACCGCCAGGAAACGCTGGACCAGCTGGATATTTACCAACAAATGATCCGCGCTTTATCCAGGGACACCCAAATTACATGTGGAAAGGTACTGGTGCTCCTACTACTGGTACTTTTCCTGGTACTATTGTAACCGCTCATACAATTCTTTCTCCTGGTTTTAATCCAAATGGATATGCACCTGGTTTACGAAGCGACGGTATGAGAGATGGAGAAAGTTCCTGGAGCCCTATGCAAAACGGTTGGCAAACAGTTGGTGCGACTGGTCGATGGAAAGGCACTGAAGTGTGGGAAATAGTTAGTCCAGTCCAAGGAGGCGAAAGGGAAGGTGGGATAAAATTCCCTAGTACTAGTCCCGCTATATTTGAAACAGAACCAAAAGAAGATGTAGGACTTAATATATATCACGAGATTGGTCAAGTGTATCCAGTGGCGTATGGTTCTGAGACAAATGAATTATTTACACCTGTAGGTTCTTTAGTAACATGCTGGAGATCTGGCACGGGCTTTGTTAATTTAGGTGGATCTGGGACAAACGTACCTGGCTCAGGAGATCCTTGGATTCCACCTATTAAAGTTAAGGCATGTAATGATAATACCGTTGACTTAGTGGATGCTGCAGGAAACTTATTCGTAAGTGATACTGCTTGGCCAAACGAACACATTGCACAATGGGATATTTTAGTTTTTACTAGACCTGATGGTAGCACTACGGAAAGTCAAGTTAGAACAGATCCAAATGGATTATCTACATACACATTAGACGTGTGGGCGTGGCCATATAAAGTGGTGTTACCTTGGTTTAATTGTTACTCTTTTGGAAACGGCGTAGAATCTGATAGAGTTAGAGATGACTATAATCAAGTAACAATTGACAATGGGCCTAAGGCATCTACAACTTTAGATGATCCTTATCAAGAAGAAAGAAGAGGTAGTGGATTGATATATTCTGGCATATATAATTCTATAAGCGGGGTAAATAATTTAAACCAATTTATAGCGGCTGAAAAAATAACTAAAGATTTAAACCCAACGTATGGCACTATACAAAAATTATTTTCTAGAAATACGAATTTAGTAACATTATGTGAAGATAAAATTCTAAAAGTATTAGCTAATAAAGATGCTATGTACAACGCGGATGGAAATATTAATGTTACTTCTAATTTAAATGTCTTAGGTCAATCTGTTCCTTTCGTAGGTGAATATGGGATATCCAAAAATCCTGAATCATTTGCTTCAGAATCTTATAGGGCATATTTTTCAGATAAACAAAGAGGTGTTGTTTTAAGATTATCACAAGATGGTGTAACTCCAATTTCAGAATTCGGTATGAAAGATTGGTTTGCTGATCATTTATTATTAGCAAATAGAATAATAGGTAGTTATGATAGTAAAAAACAACTTTATAATATAACTTTAGGCAGTGAAGGTGAAAGAACCACCGGACCACAGCTTGATCTCCAAACTCGCCTTCCACTTAGAATTGGCTTAGGATTAGGACCAAACCCATGTGATAACTTACCTTGTAATCAAAATTGTGTTCCTCCAGAATTACCATCATTACCAACTTCATGGGGACCGTCATGGACACATCAAAACGGTACTACATATTATCCTGGTGATGAGTACGCCGCACCTGGATGGGGAGGTATAGATACCACTATAGGTGGTCCTACAGATGGAAAATGGGGGAGTCGAATTATTACAAGTTTAGCAACTTGGCCTAATTTTTTACTAACTAATAAATGGAATACTTTTTTCTCTGAATGTCCTACGAATCTCTTTCCTCCATGGGACGTTTGGAATTCAGCTCCTCCGGCAGCTAATTCGTCTGGTATTATGCTACGTTCTAATATAAACCATCCCGCACAACCTCCCCACGATTCTGTGCACGATCACAATTCTTCTGGAATTATGTGCAAAGTAGATGGTTTATGTGTTGGTGAAGAATATACAATAGAAGTTGAATATGCGGAGGGGTGGGGAACTGGTAATTTAGTTATAGGTTTAGAAGATGCCGCTGGAAATCCTGAAGGTATTATTACGGGTAATGATGGGGTAAATTATAACGTATTGTATGGTTTCCATTATAGCTTCCAGAGTTTTGGGCCTAATTTCGGGTCAGCTGGTGTAATTAATAGTATGCCATTTACAGCTACACAAGCAGATGATAATATATTGGCAATAGATTGGCATGGAACTGGGGATTATACCCATTCTCATCTCTTTCCTTGTCCTTCACAGGCAGTATATCCATTAATAGGTTGTACTGGCACTTTGAATGGTTTTAATCCACCCATGCAACCATTTATGATAACTAGTGTAAAATTAAAATGTGTAAATCCACCCGCAGTTATATGCGGATGTACTGATCCCACAGCCTCTAACTATAATCCTAATGCTACAATAGATGATGAGAGTTGTGTTCCGATACAAGGATGTTTATGTCCTGATGGAACGATAGATATTCTTTGCTGTCCTGGTTTTCCTAATAATTCTTTTTATGAATATTTTAAAACATTAAGTTTTTCTGAAAACTCTAAAGGATGGGTAAGTTTTAAATCCTTCATGCAAGAAGATGGATTAAGTTTGAATAACACATATTTTACGTGGTCCGAAGGACAGTTGTGGGAACATCATGCTAATCCTATTAGAAATAATTATTATGGTAAGCAATTTGATTCTTCTATTAATATATTGTTTAATGAAGCCCCTGAAACTGTTAAGAGTTTTGTTAATGTAAATTATGAAGGTAGTCAATCGAGAATAACTCAAGACATAACTGCTATTGCTACTGGTGGTTTATATAATGATATCCCACATTTTGATGATGTTCCAAAGGATGGTTGGTACGTAGAGTTTATGGAAACAAATTTACAAACCGCCGGTGTTTTAGAGTTTAAAAATAAAGAAGGTAAGTGGTTTAGTTATCCAAGGGGTGAAAAAACAGAATGGCATAATGATAACCCGGCATATTGGGGTGCTGATAGAGGTAATATAGATCCTAGAGAATTCTCTTACCAAGGTATTAGTAACAACTGCTGTAGAACAATAAATAATGGCGGAGTTATAACACAAACAGGTACATGCTGTCAATTGCCGTGTACAGATCCTACATTTAGTATTGTGAGCGTTACTGATATTACAGTAGATACATCTACTACTCCATGTACGTTAAACGCTGATGGGGAAATACAGATAACAGCGACATCTACAACTACTAATTGCACAACGTGGGATATAGAATTAGTTTATACGGGAAGTGGTATTATGCCTAGTACCACAATATTGAATTGGCCAGGGAACGCAAATGGAGCTACATTGACTATTCCAAATCTTATAGCTGGACCATATACACTTAATATTACCTGGTGTAATGGTGGTCCTAATTGTTTCGCTTCAACCACTGTGACTATTGGGTCCCAATCAGTTGTTAGTGGCTGTACAGATCCTACCGCGTTAAATTATAATCCTAGTGCGGTTTGTGATGATGGTAGTTGTGTTTATCCAGTTCCTGGTTGTACGGATCCTAGCGCTATAAATTGTGATCCTGGTTGTAATGGTTATAATCCACTAGCAACAGTAGATGATGGTAGTTGTTGTGTAGTAGGTTGCCAAGATCCATCAGCTAATAATTACGTTGCTGGAGCTCATTGTCCATTACCATGTTATTATAACCCATCGTGGAATTGTAGTGGAAACACTGGTGCTGTTAGTAACGGAGTTGTTATAGCTCCATGGAATTGCTACGATCCAGGAAATGGTACAGGTCAATATCAACTGGAGCAAAATTGCATAAATGGATGTCAAGCAAATTCGTGTGGTATTTCGAACGCTGTATATAATAGCAACGGTAGCATTACGTTTACTTATAATGCCCCGCAATGGTTACCTGGAGATAGTCTTCATTATCGGGTGGAAGAATATGGAAATGGAGTCGTCCTTCTTGGTAATCAATTCCTAAACCAAATAGCATTGAGTGCGGGTAGTGGTACAATCACAACAGCGGCTACGCTTGCTGGGTATGGAATGGTACAAATAAAGGTTATGCATATACCTAATTTGACTACAAATCCTGGAGTGAGTACTGTTGAATGTTCGTTCCCTATTGACACAGGAATAAACCCTACATATACATGTAGTGGTTATAATGGTGCGACAGATTCAAATGGAACTTTTCACGCGCCTATGACATGCTATGATCCTTTAGATGGTTCAGGACTGTGGCCTGGGACTGTACAGGGACTAGCTAGCTGTAGTCAAACTGGATCTTGTCTTACTGGAGCATGTGGTGCTGCAACGGGTGGTTGTTGTCCACATGTTTGTTGCTTTGCTGGAGGGGGATCAAATGACGGTTTAAACTCTAATGGTTCTATAACTTTTTCATGGAATTTAGATAGTCACAGTTGTAACCATTGTACTCAATTTGGTGGCACCGCTACATTTGAGCTAACAGAAAACACAGTAAGCAATTTGGGTGTCTTATGGACCTTTACAACAACGCAGTGCGTTGGAACAGTAACCATCCCAGCTTTTCATAATGGTCATGATTTTGCAGCAATTTATGCGAACGGAGTAGGTAGTCCTCCATTTGTTATAAATGGCAGCTCACGAACAACATGTGTAGATTGTTGTGGTGCAAATTACATACCCCTAATTCAGCAACCTGATGGCGGGTCGGGAATGGGAAGTACGTGTTCCTGGTCATTTGGTTTAAGTGGAAATTAATCAGTAAAATAAATAAAACAAATAGAAATGGAAGAAGATTGTGGAACATGCGGAAGTGTTGTTGACGCACCAGAAGTTAAAGAGAACGAAAATCCATCCTTTGGAATGTTTATAGATGCCCCTAGTAGACCGGAAGAAGGAAGTAAGTTTATACCGACTAGTGGTGGAAGTTTTTCTATAACAATAACTGGAGAATCAAAAAGTATTTTTACATTAGAAATAGAAGATAAAGACGGCTGTAGTGTTTTAAAATCACCTTTAAAAGATATATCTATTCCGGCAAATGGAAAATATACCTTCACTCAAAAATTTTCACCTTATACCTCTGATAAAGACGAATATACTTTTAAATTAGGAGGTGATATGAATCATTTTACTATTAAACAATATCCACAACCAACAATAACTCTTAAACAGTCTTCGAGTTCTAACGCCACTACAAACCCGCAAACGTTAACACTATCTGGCGATGATATCACTTCAACAGGTAATCCATTTGAGCCCGTTGATGGAGTTCCTGTTACAACTTTAAAATGGGATAACAGAGCAAAAAAATATATAAACGAGGTAACAGTTAGTCCTGGTATAGAAGATGTAAGTTGGACAGTTGCAAAAGCAGGGGATTATGCTGGTAATTTATATATTTCTAGACTCCCAAATAATAACGATATTAGTATAAATGCGTCTTATACTAATACTGTAGCAAAAAAAGTAAATAGTGCTGTTGTAGAATTATCTTCAGACACTGCGGATATTAAAGAGTTAAACTATATTTCAAATGTAAAAATAACTTCCACTATAACTAAAACGGTTAAAGAAAGTGTTGGTATTACCTCTTGTGACACGGTAACTGATAAATTTAAATTAAATAATATAACAAATCTTTTAGTTGGAATGAGTATAGTGGGAGAAGGTGTTAGTGGATCTGTAATAACCCATATAGATTATGGAGATAATATTATAACTGTTGATGCTGAGAGAGTTGTAAAAGACGGTACTGAGTTAACGTTTTATTACAATGCTATAGTAATGGAATCTATAAAAGATCATCATAGTATAAATCTTGAATATCCACAAAAAATTCATAAAGGTGCTACTATAGTTTTTGAAAACAACATTTCAGAAATAAACGCATCACTAACAACTAGTGGAAGTGGAAGTGGTACTATAACTATAGGTGGAACATTTTTTGTAATTAATTTTGGAGATAAAGATGTAATATATTCAGTAAACGTAGATAATTTTATAACTAATACGCCTAATGCTTATGACCAAGACGTGTTTGTCACAAAAGATACGACTGTGGACATTAATATGGTTCTTCATGATGCTGATTTAAATGCTAGTGATAAAACGGGCACTGTTATATCGGGTCCGAGTCATGGATCTGTAAGCGAGATTAGTGAAGATAGTATTGTTACATATACACCATACATTGGATATGCCGGGAAAGACAAGTTTACGTTTACAATGGGGGATGGAGAAAATGCTAGTGCTGAAAAAACAATTTATATAACCGTAATATAAAAAAATATGCCACTTATAACACTATGTTTTAACGAACCACTAAACGTTTCAGTACAAGCAAATCCAGCCGCTACCACAGCATCGCCTCAAGGCGCGGACATGGCGTATTGGGCTGCAACTCCAAATGTTGGCGTACATCCTACCGCACCGTTATCCAATGTTTTTTTAATTGGACCTATAGTTAGTATAACCCCATGGAATGGATTTAACGCTTGTATAACTTGTAACATGTCAGCGGCTAACTTCGCAAATCCTGGACCACCTCCTCTTGGCGCTTTTATAATGTTCAGCAAAGATAATAAAGCAAATTTAAGTAGTATATTAGGGTATTATACAGAGCTTGAATTCAGAAATGATTCAAAAGATGAAGCAGAGTTATTTGGGGTTGGGGTTGGTTATACGGAAAGTAGTAAATAATATGTAAAAAGTGTGATTATTTATAGATAAGAATTAAATTAAATTAACTATGAATGAATTACAAAAAATATTTGATAGTGATCTAACACTATCTTATAGAGATAAAATAAAATCTGTTCAAGATTATCTTATTAGTATTGCGGATGGAGATAACGTAGTATACACTGGAAAAGTGGTGTATCCAGATTTTTGGGAATATAAGCATACATTTGCAGATCGAATGTATATTAGGGAGATGAGGATGAAGAAAGATTCGGTTGGACTTTCAGTAATACAAAAATATTCTTATCCATTTTTTCTACTATCTGGATGTTTAGCGGTAACTACAGAAGAAGGAGTTAAAGAATATGTTGGACCAGTATATTTCACATCTCCTCCTGGAGGAGCACAAAGATTAGTACAAGCTATAGAAGATTGCATAATAGTAACAGTACATCAAAATCCTACTAATACCGAAAACTTAGATGAATTAGAAAAATATTTATATGCTTTTAGTTGGGAAGAATATGATGAGTTTGTTAACAAAAAAAATAAAGATGAAAAGAATAAATAATATATTAATAGAATTATATAAAGATAGAAAACAACTATTGTTTTTAAGTATTTTATTTTCATTATCTTTTTGGTTGGAAAGTTTTATACCTAATAGTACAGACGTAATATATGCTAGTGGAGGTTTAATTGCTGTTGGTGTTGGACTGCTGGTTGGTGGTGTTATGACGGCGAATTCCGCAAAAAAGAATAGAGATTTAGCATCGGGTCAAGCTAAAGATGCAAAACTTAGAGAAGAAGAAGCTGCAGCAATCCTTGAGAAAGATAAAGCAGCTTACCGTGATATGAAATTTAAAGATCCATATAAAAATATTTCAAATCCTTTTGAAGATCTTACTGTAAATTTACAACAAGCTAATTTTGAAAAGCAAATGTTTCAACAACAACAATCTAATATAATGCAGCAATTACAAGGTGCCGCAGGTGCAAGTGGTATTGCCGCATTAGCACAATCTATGTCTAATCAAGGGCAATTACAAGCGCAAAGAGCAGCGGCATCTATAGGGCAACAAGAACGAGCGAATCAATTAGCAGCGGCTAAAGGCGAATCAGCTCAGCAAATGGCTCAAGCAGGTGGAAAACAATTACTACAACAAATGGAAATGGATAGAAGCGCAACATTATTAGGCGTATCGGCTGGATCAGCAGGAGCAGCGGCAGCAGGATTACAACAAGCTTATGCTAATCAAATAGCCGCAGGAGCAGCAGAGACACAAGCTTGGGGCTCGTTAGCTGGATCAACGATATCCGCTGGTGGTCAGATAAAAGCGGGTTCGAAATAGTAAAACAAAATAACTATTAAACAAATATAAATATGGGAGCAGATGCAGCATTAATAAACGCGTTAACTAGAGCAGAATATGCGAAAAACGTACCAGATTATAGCAAAATTTTTGAGATGAGTTATGGTGGGGTGGATGCTATAATGAAGGGTACATTGAGTGCTGTTCAAAGCATTTCAACGGCAGTGTCGGAAAAAAACAAAATGGAAGCAAAAAAGCAAGAAGTGATTGCAGAAGATTTAAAAGCCTGGAAAGAAGGGGTTTTAAATAATTTTGATACAACCGTAAATGGATTTTATAAGCAGATTGCAATCCGAGAAGATGGTGGTAAAGAGGCGGGAATGAATCCGGCGATGCAAAAGTACGCTTGGGACTATATGGAAGGTGTTAGAGGGGAGTTAGAAGGTTTAGTAAATCAACCTAAAACTCGAGAAACCGCAAAGGGTATTATGGATCTTGAAAGTAAAGCTCAAAAATTTATTGATGGACTAGTTGGGATGAGAGGTGACTTACTTACATTTGCACAGCAAGCTGGATCTTCTAATAGTGAATCTTCAGTTAATAAAGAAGCAACGTTAGCGTGGGATGGCGGTGATGGAATGGAAATGGCATCCAGATTATTTAAATTAGATGAAGAAGGTTGGAAAGGTATAACTCCTGGTATGGATGAAAAAGGAATGTTTGCGAACATAGACCAACAAGTGGTTTTGTCGAAAGAAGAATTAATAAGTGGTAATAATCCTGAAGGAATAAAATATTTTCCAGATATTGCGGAGAAAATGGTGAATGATGGGGATAATGTCATGATTAAAACCACCAAATTATATTCTAGTGATTTATCTAAATTAGTTCAATGGAAAGATGAAGAAGGTTCTACCGCGATAATGACAGAAGTTACAACAGGTGCTGAGATGGCTGATACTGACGATATTAAAACAAGAGTAGCACTTGGTGATTTAACTCTTGATGAAACAACTGGACAATGGAGAGATGTAAATGGTAATCCAATATTTGATTTAGAAGGAGTAAAAGATAACATAGCAAAAAATATAAGAACAAGTGATAGTGGTGATAAGAAAGAAAACTTGTACGATATGATTTATAGAGAATTTAATGGGCAGGGTTCATCATACGCGGAATCTACAAAAAACCACCCTGTTATTAAAACCGCTAGATATAGCGGTATAGCTGTAAGTTCTCTAGTTCAAGATTTACCAGCTGATGCAGACGGTGATGGTGATGTTGAATTAACGTCAGACGGAAGTGGAGGTTGGGTTGATGAAAGTGGTAATGCAGTTTTAGATACAGACTGGCAAGAACTGCAAGGTAAATTATTAAAACCTAGAACTCAAGAAGAAAAAGATGCTGTAGCAGAAGATATAGCTTGGTACTTCGCTAAGCAAAGTGAAAGTAAATTTAATGAAAAAGTTAGTTTACTTAATCGAGTTAAGGTGAAAAATGATGAGGTTAGTAATAAAACTGAGTTAACATATGCTCAGTTAGAAAAAAGGGATAGAGGTACAAAAGCCGCTAAAAAGATTGATGATTTAGTAAAAAATGAAAATCGATCTATATTAGATCTCAAAGGCACTATTGGTAAAGAATTCGATATAGAACAAGAGGGTAATGAGTATGTTATATACAAAAAATATCAAGGAGGGCAATCAGAATCTATACGTTTTAATATAAACGATCAAAACGCTTTGAGTAATGCGTTATTTGAATATTCTGGAAGTGACGATTATTATAAAAAGGGAAAATATAATAAATATGAATACCAAGAAGGAGATACTAAAGAAAATCCAATATTAAAAGAAGATTCACAATCTAAAGGGGAAGAAGGTAAATATTACAAGCTTGGAAAGCTAGGAATATATCAATATATAAATGGTAAATATAAAAAAGTAGGTTCGGAAGGAGAAGAAGAAAGTAGTGTTAACAGTGCGGCTGATTTTAATTAATAACAAGAAATTTAATGAATAACAAAGCTTTAAATCACGCGTACGATTTATTTGTAAACGATGGTTATAACGGTAGTCCTGAGGATTTTAGTAATCTCATGGCTACTGATACAACTGCTGTTGACCACGCTCATTCTTTATTCAAAAATGATGGTTATATAAATAGTATAGAGGATTTTCAAGATCTTATTAAAGATGAATCGGCAAAACCTGAAGATGTGGCTAAGAGCGCGGTTATGGGTGCTTTTTATGAATCAAAACTGCCTTCACATATTAAGAAAGGTATGACAATTGTTAATGTTATAAAAGCCTTACCACAAATAGCTACTGATAGTGAAGAGAGAGCCGAGCTTGGTAAATTCTTAAAAAACAGATTAGATAATGTTCCAGAAGCTTTTCAAAGCGCTTATCATTCTGCGGTAGCAGCGGCCGCTGATTTATTTACAGCCGACCTAGATGGTCTTGGTTATAATGAAAAATCACGAGAGTGGAGAGATAAGGCTGAAAAAATTATTGTTAAACAATATGAAGAGTTAGAAAAATTAGAATTTAAAGATACCGGTACGGGTATAGTAGCTGGAGCGAAAGAAGGAGATGCAGCTAGTTTAATAGCTGGAGTTTTTGGCGCTGGTGTTAGCATGGCAGAAACAGTTATACCAGCAACATTAACGTATGGATTGTCACTACCTGTTCAAATTGCAGCACCAATGTATACGGATTATAACAAGGCTAAAGCTAAGTCATTATATGGAGATGATCCTGATGCTATTGAAAAACTTGTAGAAAACGATCAAACAGAAATAGCAGTACCACTAGCTTTAGGCGCTGTTGCTACATCGCTTGAATATATAGGGTTAAAAGGCGTGACAAAATATATACAATCTGTTCCTGGAAAAGGTACGCAATTAGCTAAATTAATGTGGGTTGGTAGTGGTGAGGGTTTTACGGAAGTTGGACAGCTAGGAACTGAAAGATTAAATGAAGGTTTAGGCGCTGGAAAATCTATAGAAGATGCGGCTAAAGATTCTTGGGATGCTATGGCTAGCGATGAAGGATTAGAAATGTGGTTAAATGGGTTTTTAGGTGCAACGCAGATAAGCACTGCTGGTAGTGTTGTAAATAGAGCTTTGAGAAGTGATAACGCTAGCGTAAAAGAAGTGAACGATAAAATAAATAATTTAGCTGATTTAAATAATAAAAAATACAGTACAAGAAATCAAGACGTAAAAGATGCTATTAATTTAGAAGTCAAAGCAGCAGAGCAAGATCTTAAAAATTATATAAATGAAAAAAGAAAAATTAACGAAGTATTAACTGAAAATGAAAAAACGTCTTTAACAAATACTTTAAATGAAAAAGACAATATAAAAACAAAGATTGAGTCTTTAAAAAACCAGTTAGAAGATGGTAATATTAGTACTAAAGAGTTTGGTTACGCTATTAGAGGTTTAAATAATCAAGATAAAAAATTAAGCGAACAATTAAGTGGAGTACAATCCGCGGCAATAACTAGAGCTGCAGAAAAAGTTACAGAAACAGTAAAAGAACAAATAAAAGAAGCTGGATTAAAAGGTGAGGTTACAGAGATGACTTCTGAAGAAATATCTGAAATTAAAGAAAAAGGATTTGATTCTAAAGAAGCGTCTAAACAATTTGGTTTTATTAGACAAGAAACTGATGGTAGTTTTGAAATAATATTAAACAAAGATAAACCAATGGTTGGTACAGCTGCCCACGAGTTTATGCACGCTGTGTTATTTAAAACTATTGGTGCTAATAAAGATATACAAAATAACTTAGGAGACGCTTTAGTTGAACACACACAAGAGCTAGGTGGTGATAAAAGTATATTAGGTGAAAGATTATCTAATTACGGAAAGTTTGAAAAAGACGGAACGTTTATTAGAGATGATAACTTTGGTGAGGAAACTATAACTATAATGTCTGAATCTATTATTGATGGTAGTTTAAAGTTTGAAGAAAACTTCTTTACTAAAATTGGAAATATTGTTAGAAGGTTTTCACAAAACTATTTAGGTAAAGAAATTACATTTGATACTGGAAGAGATGTTTATAACTTTGTAAAAGATTATAGTAAAAGTATTAAAGACGGTAAAATAAGTCCGGCTATATTAAAAGTGGCTAAAGAAGGTATTAAAGGTAAATTAGTTGAAGGTAAAGTTGAAGCAAAACCTACAGTTCAAATGTCCAAAGCTGCCGCTGAAACCGTTAATAAAATATACAAAGAAAAAGGTGTAGCTGGTGCTGGTGATATAGCCGGTCCAACTGGTCCTTATAAAAAAATGGCTGATGTTATGTTTCAAAGAAATCTTGACAATGCTCCTACGACCGACATTAGACAAAATCTACTTGATAATAAAGAAGATATAATAGCTGATATATTATACTCACCAGGAACTGAAACAGCAAAAGCTAGAACAGTACTAGGGTTAGTTCAAGATTACCCTGCGTATGTAGAAAAACAAAAAAAGGCAGGTAAAAAAGTAGCGCCCCTATCTGGATTTATAAACAATATGATAGGAGATAGAGCTAAGGCAGTATATGCGCCTTATGGCGTTGAAATGGCAGTTGTAAAATCAATAGAACAGGAAGCTATAGCTAAGGAGGTTGAAAAAATAGAAACTAAACCACAAGATGTTATATTAACTGAAAGAGTATTAGAACAATATAAAACACCTTTATTATCTGGATTAACTTTTGTTAAAGATCAAATAAACGTATTAAGAAAAACTGTATCGAGAGTTGTAGGTACTAAGTTATCAGATATAGACGCTGCCGTATCTAAAAACAGATCTGTTAGTCCACTAATAGCTGATATGAAAGCTGAACTTTATGTTAAAAATGGACCTATACATAAAATGGTTTATGATATTATGAGTGAGAAAACTGAAGCTTTGACTCAAGAATATTTAAAGAAAACAAATCCTAAAACTAAAAAACTATACACCGAAAAAGAAGCAAAAAACCAAGCGTTTAAAGACTCTGTAGAAGCGTTCTTTAAAAATCCTAAATACAAGAAAGCTGTATTAGAATCTTTAACGACAACATGGTTGGCTAAGCATTTACCAATGGGTGTAGAAAAGAAGATTGTTGGGGTTGGTTGGTCTAAATATGATGTATGGAAAGGTAGAAAGAAAGGTACTAAGAAAGGGGATGTTGAGGCTTGGCAGTCTAGCGAAGAAGGACCATATAAAGGTATGACAGATGGCAAACAAAAGATTAGAAGAAATCCTAAAATTATGGGTGATATTACTCCAGCTATGCTAGGAAGCGCTTTTATAAAAGGAGAGACTATTACAGATGTTAAAAGAGGTGGTTTAGAAAACATATCTTTAGCGATCACACAAGAACTAGGTATAGAAACATTTAAAGCTGATATGATAAACGATGGTGCTTTAAAGAAGTTGTTTGTTAATAGACAGGATTTATTTAATAGATTGTTAAAAGATAATTTTGTTGATGAGTTTGTTAAACAGTCAGAAAGAGGTACTACTAAATTTAGTAGGTCTGGCACTCCGGAAAATGCAATAGAATATAATGGTAAAAAAGCGTCTAGTTTGTTAGATGTAACTGATACTAAAAATACAACAGCAATAATGGGTGGTCTAAAATCAATATTTGAAGATTCACCAAATGAATTAACTAAAGTCACTGAACTTTTAGAAGAGTTTGTTAGTCAAGTTGTAGGTATTAACGAACAAACTATGACTGAGGATCAAAAAAATGAATTACTAATTGAAACAGTTAAAGATAAAGAACTCTTACAAATAGCCTTAGAAATTACTTACGGCGATATACTAGATTCTAAAACGTTAAAAGATGTTGGTAATGTAATAACTAACGTATTGAAAGATGTAAAAGTACAAAAGAAAGCTAAAGTTATAACAAAAACTAATGCCGCGATAAATGCTATTTTAAAATCAGAAGAAGTTGCGCGTGTAAAAATTGCTAAATTTACTAATAGTGACATAACAGCTATAGACGCTCAACAAGATGAGATTAACCAAGAAACACAAAGAAAGTACGATAATAAATTATTTCACCAATCGTACAAAGAGATGATTGATGACCCTAAAAACCCTGGAACTAAAATAAAAAACCCAAACTACAAAGGTAAAGAACAAGCTATAGCTGATTTAATCATGCGGCAAGGACATTCTTCTACTAGCGGTAAAATTGGTGGCCGTAGAGGACAATTTTATAAAAGTACGAGAGATTATTATAATAAACACTTAAAAAGTGTTAAAATAACTCCAGTTTATAATAAAAAAGGTGGTTTAGATGTTGTGGCTACAGCTAAAAAGAATGGTTTAAAAAATATACCAGAAACTAAAGCCCCTCAAACAAGCGTTTCAGCTATTAAAGCTCATGTCCAAGCGTTGTTAGGTGATAAGAAACCTTTACAAGAAAGAAGAGCTCATGAAAAACATGCGCGGAGAGTGTTAAATGAATATGTCGAGTTTTATGCTAATGAGTATAATGCTGGTAATATTGATAACGTTGACATGATGTTAATGATGAACAGTTTATTGTCAAACATGAATAGTGTTTTAGCTAGAGCCGCTAAATTAAATTTAGTTCAACCAGGAGTTAAGGCAACTAATACTAGATATGAACATGGTCAACCACGGGTAGCTGTTTTAATACGTTTAGTTAACGAATGGGTTAATAAAGACGGCGTTACGGATATAGATGCGTTTTTAGAGAATTATGATGTTAATATTATAGATAAAAAATTCGATGACGCTATAACTGACGCTGGTTATAAAGCAACTTTAGCTGAAGGTCAAACGTTTGAAGATCCCTCTTACGGTAGAATGTACAATGATAAAACTAGAAATGACAAAAGAGTTCAGGCACTCGTGAAAGTTGGTACAAAAAAAATACCTAAACCTATAGAAGCTTTTATGAAATCTAACAAGATGTTGAAAGCTAAATTAAAAGAGTTTCAAACTTTAAATAAATCTATTAATTTCTCTCGTTCATCTAAAAATCCCACTAAAGGTATGAGTGCGTGGGATTTTGATGATACTATAGCTAGAACAAAATCTGGAGTGCGATATACTTTACCTAATCCAGAAGGTACACCTCAACCTGGTAGAAAAGTTATATTTATGGCTGGTGGTCCTGGTTCAGGAAAATCAACAGTTATAAAAGGTTTAGATTTAAAAAATCAAGGATTTAAAGTTGTTAATCAAGATATATCGTTAGAATGGTTAATGAAAAATCATGGCTTACCTACAGACATGAGAGATTTCACTCCAGAACAAGCTAGTACATTTGGTAAACTTGGATTTGATGCAGGGATGATAGCTAAACGTAAGCGAATGAAATTCCAAGGTAAAGGAGATGGTATTATTATAGATGGAACTGGAAATAGCTTAAAGGTTATGGAAAATGCAGTT